AATTAATATAGGAGAATTATATGTCAATAATGGACAAACTCAAAAAGAATTCAAAACTAAAGACCACAGAAGTTCTTTCAGAGTCTAAATTTTTTAATAATAAAGAACAGGTTTCAACACCAGTTCCAATGATGAATGTAGCATTATCTGGATCAATAGATGGTGGTCTTACTCCTGGCTTGACTGTATTGGCTGGGCCATCTAAGCACTTTAAAACTTCATTTACGTTGTTGATTGCAGCGGCCTACTTGAAGAAGTATGAAGATGCTGTAATGTTATTTTATGACTCAGAATTTGGATCACCTGCATCATACTTTGAACAGTTTGATATTGATACCGCAAGGGTTCTACACACACCAATTACAAACGTAGAAGAATTGAAATTTGATCTTATCGCTCAACTTGAGGGAATGGATAAGTCTGACCGTGTTATCGTGGTTATTGATTCAATTGGTAATCTTGCATCTAAGAAAGAAATGGAAGATGCAATCAACGAAAAGTCTGTAGCAGATATGTCAAGAGCAAAGGCACTCAAAGGTCTATTCAGAATGTGTACGCCATATTTGGCAATGAAGAACATTCCCATGATTGCAGTCAATCATACATACAAAGAGATTGGGTTATTTCCAAAAGATATTGTGTCTGGTGGAACTGGAATCTATTACAGTGCAAACAACATTTGGATTCTTGGTCGCAGACAGAATAAAAAGGGAACCGAAATTCAAGGATATGATTTTGTTATCAATGTTGAAAAATCTAGGTTCGTTAAGGAAAAGTCCAAAATTCCCATCACGGTTTCTTGGGAAGGTGGCGTTGCGCCTTGGTCTGGATTACTAGAAGTTGCTCTTGCTGGTGGGTATGTTGTCAAACCAAGTAACGGTTGGTATAGTTCAGTTGATATGAATACTGGTGAAGTATCTGAGAAGAAAGTTCGTGAGGCTGGTACTCTTGAAGAAAGTTTTTGGAAGCCTATATTTGATAGTACAGACTTTGCTGAATTTATTAAAAAGCAGTATACTATTGGGTATCAGACAGAAATTGATATGGATGAAGTTATAATGAATGAGGGTGAATAATGCCAGAATTTAAAGAAGGTGTAGACTATGAACATATTCCACATCCTAGAGATGATAAAGCATGGTCCATTAGAGTTTTAGAAGGTGTGTACTCTGAAACAATAATTTCTTTTGGAACAATCACACTTGATGGTAAAGATAATGAGGATAGTCAAATGACATTTGACTTCACGCTAGAGAGTTCACCAATAGATGATCTTGATGAGGGTAGTTTAGAGTTCCAAGACTTTGCTGGTAATCTATTGACTTCTATCATAGAAACTGCTATAATTAATAAAACAGGTGAAATGAAGGAACTTTAATTGTCTAATATTGAACAAATAATTCTAAAAAACTTAATCTCTGATGAAAAGTATATGCGTAAGGTTTTACCTTTCATCAAACCAGAGTATTTTGAGGGTGTGTATCGGCAAATGTTTACCAATGTTGGCGTATATGCTGGTAAATACAATAGATTGCCCACTCAAGAAGCGTTTAGAATTGAGATTGATGAATCAGATCGTTATACTGATGAGCAATATAGACATGCTATGGAGATTATTCCACAAATCTTTGATGGAACACCCTCAGATGAAGAACATCTTTTAGAGGTTACTGAGAAGTGGTGTCAAGACCGCGCATTATTCAATGCAGTGATGGAATCAATTAGTATCATTGATGGAAAGCATGAAACACTTTCTAAAAATGCTTTACCTGATATTCTAAGCACTGCATTGGGTGTTTCATTTGATACAAATGTTGGTCACGACTATCTTGGAAATTTTGAAGAACGCTATGAATTTTATCATCGTACTGAAGAACGATTAGCGTTTGATTTAGAATATTTTAATATGATAACCAAGGGCGGTTTACCTAAGAAAACATTAAATATTATCTTGGCTGGTACTGGTGTAGGTAAATCTCTTTTCATGTGTCACCAATCAGCAGCAGCACTTTCAGACGGTAAAAATGTTTTATATATCACGATGGAAATGGCAGAGGAAAGAATTGCTGAGAGAATTGACGCAAATCTTTTAAACATTCCTATTGATCAAATTAATACTTTGAGCAAAGAAAACTTTTCTGAGAGAGTTGCTAATATTTCAAAGAGAACTAATGGTAAATTCATTATTAAAGAATACCCTACTGGTCAAGCAAATGTCGCTCATTTTAGAAGTTTGCTAAGTGAACTCAAATTAAAAAAATCATTTGAACCAGATATTATTTTTATAGATTATCTAAATATTTGTGCTAGTAGCAGAATGAAGGCTATGGGGGGATCAATAAATTCGTACACCTATATCAAAGCAATCGCAGAAGAAATGCGAGGACTCGCAGTTGAATTTAACGTACCGATTGTCTCAGCAACACAAACCACAAGATCAGGTTTTTCAAATTCCGATATTGGGTTGGAAGATACTTCTGAATCATTCGGCCTTCCAGCAACAGCAGACCTCATGTTTGCACTCATATCCAACGAAGAACTTGAAGGAATGGGTCAAATTGCAGTTAAACAATTAAAGAATAGATACAATGATCCAACATACAAAAAGAGGTTTGTCATAGGTGTTGATCGTTCTAAAATGAGGTTGTTTGATGTAAGTGAAGATCAACAGACTTTAATTGATGATACTCCAGTATTTGATAAAACACCTCAAGGCGAAGATTTAGAAAAATTTAAGGATTTTAAGTTATGAATAGAGCGCATTGGTTAGCAGATCAAATCAGATCAAATAATTATAAGATTGGTGTAGAATTGGGAGTGTTGAGAGGTCCAACATTTAAGTTCATTACAGTAAATTGTTCTAATACAACACATATTGGCGTTGATGTATTTTTAAACGATAAGATTTGGAAAGCAAAAGATATATCAACTACAGAGGAATTGTGTGAGCAACCACCTGTTGAATGGTATGGTGAACTTATTAAATTTTGTGAAGGTTTTGACGGTAGGGCAAAATTAATTAGAGACTTCACACATCTTGCACACAATCAGTTTGAAGATGGTTCTCTTGATTACGTTTTTATTGATGCTTCACATGATGGGGATTCCGTAAAAAGGGATATTGAATTATGGACTCCAAAAATTAGAAAAGGTGGATTGGTGTCTGGACATGATATAAATCTTATTCAAGTAGCAATGGCTGTTGTGCAATCAACACCAAAGCACAAAGTAGGTCCAGATAATGTATGGTGGTATATAAAATAATGAAATTAAAAAGTCAAATGAATATAAATATAGTTAACTCAGAAAAATGGAGTAATCTTACAAATGGATGATTTTTTAGATCAAGAGAGTGTAGATAAGATTTCTCAATTATGGGATAAATTTCATAAAGTAGTTGCTGATTTAAATGAAGAAGAATACAGCCATCTTGAAATTGCAGGACTAATGCAAGCCTATGCTTTAAAACTTTATAGAATGAAGTTAACTGACGATGAGTATCGTGGGATGTTAAACTATATATTTTTACAACATAATCGTATTATGGAAGATAACGAGTCAAAAACACTACATTAAGGAACTACATTATGAAAGCAGTTTTAAAAGCGTACACACAACCACATGAATCACCAGCCTTGGGCGATCTGCAAGAGTTTGTTGCATATTGCGCTAGGGTATCAAATCCTTCAAATCAAATCAATAGTGCTACTAGCCAAAAACTTCTACAATATCTTATCAAGCATAAGCATTGGTCACCGCTAGAAATGGTATCTGCTACAATGGAAATTGAAGCAACAAGAGATATTGCCCGACAACTCTTGCGGCATAGGTCATTCTCATTTCAAGAGTTTTCTCAGAGATATGCTAATGTTGATGAATTTGGTGACAATATGTTTGAACTTTGTGAAGCAAGACTTCAAGACACTAAAAATAGACAGAATAGTATAGAAACAGATGATGCTGATTTACAATCTGCATGGAATATAATGCAACAAGAGGTGATTGATAAGGCTGAAGAAGCATATCTTTGGGCGATTGGGAATGGTATTGCAAAGGAACAAGCGAGAAAAGTTTTACCAGAAGGTCTTACAATGTCGCGTCTGTATGTCAATGGAACGCTAAGATCGTGGATTCATTACATTGAATTGAGAAGTGCAAATGGGACTCAAAAAGAACATAGAGAATTAGCCATACAATGTGGAAAAGCAATTTCCTTAATATTTCCACTCGCAAACGACTTTTTTTAATGAAATAAATTTATACCCAACATAAAAAGGAGAATAAAATGGGAAAGAAACTTTCAACTTATTGGTCCGATAATAGTAATGATTATTGCGAAATACACTTTGATTATAAAGAAGAACATGCGTATATAAAATATTTTACAGAAGATGGAACAAAATACTTTGAAGAAACCTTTCCCAATAATTCCCTCAGATATGTAGAAGATGCGGCAGAAAATTGGTCATTGGGTTATAAAGATTTATCTCCAGAGCATCACACACAATATACTTTAAAATTTGGTTGACAAATGATTTGTAGTATGTCATAATACAGACATAAACGAATCAGAACAGGACAACAAATGAAGCGTATAACAACTATCGGAATATTAGCAGTTAATTGTGCTATTGCCGCTGGTATTGGCTATGCTGTTTTTGAAGCAAAAAAGCAAGTATCTGATACTACTGAGGCAGTAGAACAATTAGCAGAGGAACGTGCTGCAGAAATTGCAGCCGAGCAAGCAATAGAAGTTGCAAGACAGAATGAAGAACTAAAGCAAGTTCAATGTTTAGCA